GATTATGAATTATTTACACTACTAAAGACGCGAGTTGAGGAAATTGAAGCAGCACGATAAGATAGAGTAATCTTTCACACCAAACGATACGTTCGTTCTGTTGTTTGTCAATTGGTGCTATTGCTTCCACTTCTTTTCCAACCTTCTAAGAATCTTTATGATCTCTTTTAGCAAGTCTTCTGTATTACCCATCATGATATATCACTCAATGACTGGCTAGTTTCTTTTATCTTAAACATTATTTCTTCTCTCGACGTTATTTCATATTCCTCTAGGGTAATATTGTAATATGGAATATCTCCTTCATTGTAGAACATACTTAGATGGTTAGTTGCGACATGTTCAGTCCTCAAAGAATAGTTATCACCAAATGAAATATTGAAAGTTCCGATCAGTGAATTATCAAAGGGTTGTCGAGTTGCTGCCCATACTCCAAATGATACCACATCCTCGAAAGAATCTGGCCTAACAGACATCAATGCATAATTAACACCTCTGGCAGTTGCGCCAATTGGACTTAATTGTTTAATGTCAACAATCTTCCAGCCATAGTTTTCTCGGTCATCGCTAAAAATAGTAGCCAATCTATAATCACTAGATGCAATAGATCCTGGTGGTGTTGCTGAATTAATATCATTAGATAGTGTCAATCTTCTTCCTGTTCTCTTCATTTCTTCACCGACCTGTGTGCTGCCTTGACTGCTGACTTGAAACCATTCTTTTTCCACTTGCCCGACTTTAGTTTATACTTAGGTGCAAGTTTCTTAAACGCTGCTTTGTATTTACGATTGTATGCAGAAGTAGTTTTTTTTGCTGCCTTTTTCGCTGTACTGACCACTTGCTGTCCTGCAGCTCTTGCTGCTGGTTTACATGCACGTTCTGACAAAGCCCTAGCAATCATACTAGGCACGCCTTTCTCAATAAGAGCAGCAGTCATAACACCGCATAGTGCTTCTCCTGTTTCGGCTATGTAATCCTCAGCCATTTGCTCAACGGTGGCCAATTAACCACCTCATGCGCCTTGTTGTGATAACGCTAATGCCATTGCAGACGCCTCACTCATTTGCTCAACGGTGCATTCAAGAGTAATAGAACAGTACACATCCTCTTCCCATCCAGCAGAAGCCTCTCCGCCAAGATAGATCGTGTCAACAGCAACTAAATAGCCGTTAGTCCACATCTGTGGTAATACATCCATGTCGTGACTGAGTTGGGGGAAATTATCAGTAGTAAATTGGTTAACCGCATATACTATGCCGGAGGCAATAATAGAACGGTTAGATGATAGGACAGTATCACCTTGAGATTGTGTAGTCAATTGAAATTGTGCTGCGGCTGAGTCCTCCGCAGCCTTTACTTGAACAGCAGTTCCACCGGAGTCGCTAAATGTTACTGCGATATTGTGAACCCTCAAGACACTCTTGCCTAGGGCATCGACATATGCCCCGAGATCTAGGGGAGTTTGTCGGAAAGTTCCAAGGTTGTCTAAGTTCAAAGTTTGGCGTATAAAGAATGAGTCTGATTTTTTGACCATGTATATAGACTATATAGTTCAGTTTATTATACTTCTTCTTACCCTCGTCGCTATACGCCTATGCTCTGCGCTAGGGATTTTCTACTAAAATCGCAACACCTAGCGGCAAAAATAGATTTATTCTACATTCATTATCAATGAAACTATAAGCAAAAGCCGTCTAGGACTGTCATGGAACCATCTAATTATGACAAAATAGTAGACAAATTACTCCAATTCAGGGGCAAAATACCAAAATCAGGGCATGTATTTGACCCAATGCCTAAATTGGCGTGTAAAATGATGAGGGATCAGATTGATGATTTTATTTTACTAATCGAAGAGTTTGCAAAACTAGACCAAATGGGGATGATTAAGTGATTAAGTGGTTAGCAAAGTGGATTTTACGCCATCACATTACAGATGAGCAAATGAAATGGTGGAAAGCAGGAGTTAATCAACAATTACATGAGCCTGAATCTGCTAAACATGGTCATATTTCTGCTAGTAAGTATTGGCATGGCATCGAGGGAGAAGAATGAGTCGTCCTCGTTCCACTGATCCAAGCGTCGCATTGTCAATTGCTGTGCCTTTATCGATGAAGACACGGCTTGACCAAGTGTTAGCCTACAAACAATCCCGTTCAAAGTGGATATGTCACGCAATAAACGAGAAACTTAACCAAGAGTTTGACTATACATCAATACCAACTACCCAATTATTAGGTATGTTACACGCTCGTAATGTTGTTGATTATGAATTATTTACACTACTAAAGACGCGAGTTGAGGAAATTGAAGCAGCACGATAAGATAGAGTAATCTTTCACACCAAACGATACGTTCGTTCTGTTGTTTGTCAATTGGTGCTATTG